ATTATTGATGACGAGACACTCGTAATTCTCGGTGCACTGGTCCATCACCTGACAAAAGCTCTCAAAAGTGGGGAACATACCCGCATAATTGTCGTAGATTCGCTTACGATTTGCAATATATGGTTCACGGAGGATAAAAACGTAGTCGATATTCGTGCGGAGATTTGGAGGGATACCAAGGGGATATTGCATTGTGATGACTAACATTATCTTCCAATGACGTCCGTTCATAAAGAGGAGGCGCATCATCACGTCCTTCGTCCATTTGTTATCATACAAGCAATCATCCAAAACGACAAATGTGCGCGGGTCAATGGATGACTTCTTGTATGTATCCATTTCCTTTTTCACTTGCTTTAAAACTGCCTTCTGGCGCTTAAGAATGTTCTCGATGATGGCCGTATTATAAGCGTCGTGAATGAATAGTTTTGGGACATGTGCTGCGAAGAAACCGTTGCCTGCTTCTGTGCCGGAGATGACTGTCCCGATAGGAATATCCTGATGATGAAACATCAAGTCCTGGACGAGGAAACTTTTACCGGTATCACGACGTCCGATGAGAACGATGACTGGGCCTTTGTTTTCATCAGGGCGAAAACTGATGGCCTTCATATCAAACTTCGCGAGTTCTAAATTCATATTGCTGGTGATAAAAATGGGAGATATTATAATATGAATGTTTACACGAATTGGAATGGAATGGAATGGAATGGAATGGAATGGAATGGAATGGTCCCGTTTGAATTCGATATAAAACTTCTATTTAACAATCATACTACATTTAGGAAACCGTTCATCAATGTCAACGAATAATCCATCGACGGAGTGTCCGCGATTTCAACTTCATTATCGGAAACATAAGTATATTCCTGAAACCATTGAACCTGCACTATTGTATGATATTCAGAACTATATCCCCATTTATTCTCTATTTTTTGATATAAATGACACCAATTATAACGGGATTCAGTTGAACCAGAAGTTTTATTTACAAAACATTATCGCGCACCCTGGGCGAATTATGGGCGACGCAGAGGCCACTACTACTGACCACGACCACGACCGAGACCGCGACCGCGCAAGGTCATTGAATCATTTAGAGACTATTATCGCTGACGACAATGGAAATACAAAAAACATACCAATATTTGTGAAATATTCTCCACTGCTCGACCCCATCCGATATTTGTCGGGGAAATACCTCGCGCAGCAGGATAAAACGCGAACCCTTCCTAAATATAATTCAACTCCAGAGACGTGTGAAGAGAAAATGTTGAATACGAATAATTCTTCCTATGTAGATGGTTTTTTCTCATTTTTGACGAGCCAAGCACTTCATACGCACGGCATCGTCCACGGAGTGGATTATTATGGAAGTTATTTGTGTAAACAACGCGAATTTTCGACCAATGTATTTGATGATATTGACTACTTAGTCGGCTGTTCCTTTTTTAATAACTACGAAAACGACCTCTTTACAATAGACTATTCACAATTTGGCGATGACGACGAACTTTCTTCCGACATCAATATGAATAAAATGATGAAAATCCGAAACAAAATGAAACAAATGATTGGACCCACTGGAGAGAATAGTTATTTTAAACCAGACGAAAAATATAGCGATATTAAGAATCGTATTCATATTCTGGACTCTACTGCTGAAACTGACCCTGATGTAAGGACAATTGAACCGTGTGATGTCACCCCTGCCGTTGTGGAATGTATTCCAATGGATACACCAATGGATACACCAATAGAGATAGTTGAATTTAATCTCTCGGAAATTGAAAATGAACTCTCACTCACGGAGGGGGTAACTACAAAGAAACAAACCCGAGATTATAGTGACGGAAGTGATAGCGATACATCACAGTCTAATTCATCCTATACAACGATTAGCGACGACGACCAGACCCACGACCACGAGCACGTCCAGAAAGGAGGAAATGGCGACAACGGAGGCGAAAGTGAAAGTGACCACGGAAGTGACGACGACCACGAGGGCGAGAACGGAAGTGACGGCGACAGCGACGACCACGAAAGCGACGGAAGCGACGGAAGCGACGGAAGCGACAGTGGAAGTTATGACAGTAGCGATGAACAAATCATCGTGAAAATCAAAGACTTCCCGATTCAAGCCATCCTTCTTGAAAAGTGCGTGAATACGCTTGACCATATTATGATGACAGATGAACTCACAAAAGAAGAGTGGCAATCCATTCTATTCCAAGTGATAATGACGCTTATCATCTATCAGAAAATGTTCGCGTTTACACATAATGACCTTCATACGAACAATGTGATGTTCATCGAGACAACCGAAGAGTTCTTGTATTATTTCTATGAAGACCAGTATTACAAAGTCCCCACATATGGCCGTATTTTCAAAATCATTGATTTCGGTCGCGCGATTTACAGATTCCGCAACGAACTCATCTGTAGCGATAGTTTTCACCCCAAGGGCGACGCAGCCACGCAGTATAACTTCCCGCCTTATTACAATCCAGAAAAACCCACCGTAGAACCCAATTTCAGTTTTGATTTGTGCCGTTTCGCCTGCGCGCTCTTTGATTATTTCATCTACGATTTGCGTAAAGTGGATAAACTGTGTAAATCCGACCCCATCATCAAGTTGGTCGTGAAATGGACGATGGATGATAAGGGGCGCAATGTGCTTTATAAATCGACGGGTGAAGAGCGTTATCCCGATTTTAAATTGTATAAAATGATTTCGCGGTCGGTTCACAATCACGTCCCCTCAACCGAGATTCACAATCCGCTGTTTGATGAATACAAAATCACGATGAAAAAATACAAGAAGCACGCAGCACTCTCTGCGAAGTTCTTGAAAGACGGACGAAACACGCATATTTTTATCAATGTAGATACATTACCGGTATACTATACCACGGTGTAGTAGTCGATGATGCCTTTTGGGCGGATGATGTTACATTACTGGCGACGATTTTCAAGAAATCGCTTTCGATGTGCTGGAAGACCATTCTTGGCGATGGATTCAATCTGGCGCATTGTCCATCCCATCGAACAACCGGAATGCCCGGTCTCCATATGATATTGAACGCGTGTTACAATGTCATCGTGACCCGCACTAAATATAAATCCGCGGTCACTAGGCGGACTGTATTGTGAAAGGTATTTCCATACATTGATTTCGCGGGTTTTGATAGACGGGTCTTCATTTGCGCGAAGAATTGCGAACATTCCGTCACGGACCATATTCGCGGAGTGGGAGCAAGCATAATAAGAGAGGTCACAATTAGTGACAGCGTCCAACGTAAGAGGCCAATATTCTTCTTCTTCTTCTTCGGGGATTGGGGCGCGTTCTAGGTCAACGGCAACGGATTCGGGGGCGACGATGGTAGCAGTAGCGGTAGCGGACATATAATACACACGTATAAACGGTAAAATCGATAAAGAATCATAAAACAAAATCAATTTTATGATTCTCTCATTCTTTCATTCTCTCATTATTTCATTATTTTCATAGCAACACTATCCAATATAACACCTACAAGCACACCCAGTGATAAGCTTCCAGATACAAAACCGACAATTGCGGTGACAATCGTAATAGCCCACCTCCTGTCAAACGACTGTGGCTTAAATACACTATCCCAATCACCAGTCTTATATACAACCAATAACATCACGCCAACGACCGCCGCAATCGGGATTTCGTTAATAGCGCGCCCAAAAAAGAGACATATGACAATAAATAAAATACTCGTTATCACGGATGAAAATTGGGTTTTCGCGCCATTCGCTAAATTTAACTTACTTTGCCCGACCAATACACAGCCACCGAACCCGCCTGTCAGTCCCGTTGCCACATTTGCGATACCTTGGACGAGACTCTCGCGAAATGAATCACCCTTAATGTGTAACGTATTTTCTGTTTCCTTGACCATAATAAGCGATTCCAATAACCCGGTAAATGCCATTGCCACTGAAAAAGGGAGCATTTTTATAAGATTTTCCGCGGTGTATTTTATTTTGCCGGATGAAACCGAATCCATCGAAATAATGGAAGGAAGTTCTGATTGAATCGCCCCAATATCCTTTACACGGTCGATGTTGTAATAATGTGTAAAAATATAAATGAAGGCGGTGATTGCGAACATTGATACAAGTCCACCGGGGACGTGAATATACTGGTCGTTACTGTGTGTGATTTTAATGACACCGAAAAACGCAATCAAGGTAGAAATAATTGTAAAAAGTGTTGTATTTGCCAGCTTTATTCCGGTAATCCATTTTTTATTTTTATCTTTAAAGTCGTCTAATTGATGAACCGCGATAAGACCAGCCAATGCGACCAAAAATCCTGACATAATATACTTGGGAACATATGTTACATATTTATAAAGACCCGTCACGGCGGCTATCATCTGAATAAAACCGCCGGCAATAACAGTCGGGATAATATATTCCTTTCCGAGTAATGTTGTTACACCGGTGATAGATGTCGCGACAGCTGCGGTTGACCCAGAAATCATTGTTGGTATCCCTCCGAAGAGAGATGTGATGAGAGACATCACCATTGTATTTTGGATGCCAGTATTGGGGGATAGCCCCATAATAAATGCGAATGCGATGGATTCTGGCACTAACAATAATGCGATGGTGAGACCTGAGAGAAATTCATTCACGAGTAACGTGGGTGGCGCAGATGTTACAGCGTTCATTTTTAATATATGATATTATGAGATTATAATTCATTTATTCATTTTTCTTTTTACGCG